CTACCCTCAGTTTCGAGCAATCCCGGACCGCTGTGCCTATTGCCATAGTGAAAGGAGGGGACGAAGACGGCCAAATTCTTTGTCTCCATACGGAGGACGTGAAGAGTAAGCGCAAGGGTCAGCCCATTAACGCGAACAAATATTCTACGGAACTGCGCACACTGAAGCCAACAGAGCGGGTGAAAATGCTGGCTCGACTGGAAGAGGCCCGGGATAAGGGGTTGGAGCCGGACCAACTCATCGGAGAGGCCGCGATAGGGAAACAGTTATACGAGCGTATCATATCTGACGCCACGACCTCAAAGGATGTCACCTTGGAGGAAGGGGCGTTTGAACTGCTTCCCTCGGCCGACCCTAAGAAGCGCGATGTATTCTATATTGCCGGCGCTTCCGGGTCTGGTAAGTCATACATAGCCAAGGGGCTTGGTGAATACTACCAGAAACTGTTTCCGGATAGGAATGTGTATCTCATTAGCAAACTTGCCGAGGACAGTGGGACTCTGGACAAGATGAAGCCGCCGCCGAAGCGTATCAATATCCAGAGCCTCATAGATGACTTTCCCGATCTTGATGAGTTCAAGAATTGTATGGTCATTTTTGACGACTATGATACATTCACCGGCCCAGCGGAAAAGGTTGTTCATAAACTAATAGATGACCTCGCCACTATGGGTCGCCATACTAATACAACTATGTTATGTCTGTCACATTATCTTACTAACTACAAGAAAACAAGACTACTTCTTAACGAAGCCACTCATATCGTCGTGTATCCTATGGCTACTTCGTTCCACGCCCTCTCCTATCTCCTCAAGACCCATATCGGAATGACCAAGGATGATATCCGCGACTTGAAGAAGATGGGTCGATGGGTGTGCGTCTATAAGAATTTCCCTCAGTGGCTTATTGCGTCCCAGCACGCGCGGATGCTCATTAGAGATTAAGCGGGAAGAGTAAGTTCCTTGGGGCATTGAGCGACATACGCGGCCCTTATAGACACCTTGAATTTCTCGGCACCATCCTCACCATACGTCCCTATCAATTCGGCTGGTAAGTCATTTGATAAGAACGAGGCCGGTAAGCACTCTCCGCGCACCTTATTCTCCATATAGTTATTGAGCCAAACCATCTGAGAGTGGCCGACTATCTTCTCCTTCAGAATTTTCTTGGTAGTTGCGATAGATATCTTGAATTTCTCCTTGGCGAATTTCTTTTCCTCCTCTTCCTTCTTACCCTTCTTCAGTTTTTGGTCCTTTGATAACGGGCTGCCAAAATTCATTCCTATACATAGGATAGAAAATGAGTGTTCCGAACGACATTCTCCGATATGCTGGTGTTTGGAATTCAACAAGCGCGTATCAATATGGTATGTTTGTTCAGAGTTCGCTTGTGAATAACTCATTTGTATTGGTTGTCGCATCATTGACCGGCGGCTCAGACCCAAGCGTCCCATCGGCCAACTGGGTTGCCTTCCCGGTCGCGCCATCCGGTGACATAACTTCTATCGTGGCTGGGACTGGAATCAGTGGGGGGGGTGATTCCGGAGTCGTCACAGTATCAAATGACGGAGTATTGAGCCTAAACAACCTTAATGGGCAAGTTTCTATTATCACAAGCGTCAATGATGCTCTTATTGCGTCCGCGCTTGGTAATGATGTTATAGTAGAATATGCTGGTAATTCAAAAGGCATCTACACATCGGCTACCGGCACTTCCCCCACGGCCACGATTACTGCTGGTTGTGTGGCGGGTTGGCTCGTCTTAGTAACATATATTCACGCTGGAGGTGGTGGGGGGACGCAGTATATTAACAATGTAACAGTCGGGAATGGGAGTTTCACGGTCACTTGTAATACAAATATTGATGTTGGCGACCAAATACTCTGGCACGTTATAGGAAGACCAAACTAAATCTATCGTGAATTTAGATGTATTCCATCATTTACGCCGACCCTCCGTGGGACTACGCGGGGCGCTCCCAGCACGGCAAAGTGGAGGGCAATAAATCCGTGGCCGACCACTATAATACGATGACACTCGAGCAACTGAAGCAAATAAAGGTGGAGGAAGTCTGTGAGAAGGACTGTCTGCTATACCTATGGACTTCCAGCCCACATTTACCCCAAGCCATAGAACTAATGGCCGCGTGGGGATTCAAATACTCGACCATTGCCTTTGTGTGGGATAAGCAGAAGACAAACCCTTCATATTACACACTGAGTCAATGTGAAATATGTATTGTGGGTAAGAGGGGTAAGATACCGACGCCCCGAGGGTCGCGCAAGGAGCGGCAATTTATTAGTGAGATGCGGACCTTACACAGCAAAAAGCCAGATGAGGTTCGCAATAGAATTCACCGTATGTTTCCCACCCAGAAGAAATTGGAGATGTTTGCTCGAGAGAAAGACGCGAATTTTGATGTCTTTGGTAATCAAGTAGAAGGCTCTATTTCTCTGAAGGGGATATCGTAATCTTGAGGTCGTCTGCCTTAGGGGGTGTAGTATTCTCCACATCCACCGATACCACCAACGGCTTACCACAGCAGTTGCTGCGTATTCTCTTGTGGTTAATGACGGCCAATATCGAGCCGCCAATGGAAATTGCCAAAGCACACGCGGACAGCACCGTATCTTGGTCCATTCTATAGTATAGAGATAGAATAGAATGGCTCAACTAACAGCCGGAGCAGAGAAACAAGCCGAAGGATACTCATTAAGCGACGACGATATTCGGAGGCTCCTCGGGGGTAATATCAAGATAACCACCTATTCCGAATTGGCCAATGTCCGCGATATTAATGAACTATTTGATAGAAAGGGTCGCGCTATCATCTTCTACCCTCAGCAAAACGAGCAATCCGGCCACTGGACGGCCCTTATAAAGGACGGGCGCCATATTGAGTTCTTCGACCCCTACGGCGAACCCCCAGATGCCCAGAAAGACGGCCTTTCCAAGTCAAAACTCGAGCAGATGCGAATGGACCACCCGGACCTCACCAACCTATTAGAAAATAGTGGGTGTCGCGTCGTCTTCAATAAGGTTCAACTACAGAAACTGGCGAATGATGTTCAGACGTGCGGCCGTCACTGTGTGTGTCGTCTTCTTTACTATAGACAACCTATACAACGCTATCGGGAAATGATTAAGAAAAGTGGCCTCACACCCGATGAATTTGTGGTTAAGATGACCTATGGCGATTTAGGGAAGTGAAAATTATACATATCTATAATATAGAACCAATGTCCTACTCATTCCGAAGTGTTGTAGATGGGGGTGCCGATAGCGACTTGATATATTACAACGCGCTACTGACCTCTACGCAGACCTCCGATACGAATAGCACAGCGCTTACCAATGTCGTAAAGTTCAATGAGACAAGGGATGCCCCGATAGTGAAAGACGCTTCACAGTATCTTTTTTCTATTGTTCGTTTTGCTATGAACGGCCCGGGTAAAAATCTGCCTCTATTCATACCGCTTGTTCAGACAAATAGCATTGAATATCCGGTTCAGAACGACCCTAATCTGACTATCTATAACCTTGCCATCGCTTACCAGCGCGAATGGAACTATACTGATGTAAATGGCTTGGATCAGTTCAAGATATTCACCATCACACCCGTATCGAACCCGATTCGGTATATCTCCGAAACGCAAAATATATTGGCCGCCCCAGTTCCCCAAGTCCCAGTGACGGGTATCAAGAAGCAAGACCTCAGCAGCCGATACTACTGGATTTACACTTACAAGCATTTTGCCCAGTTAGTCAATAACGCCCTCCAGTCGGCTATGCGCGACGTTTGGACTGCTTTTAAGACAGAATGGGAGGATGACCTTTCTATAGCGACGGATTTCCCTTACCCCACGTTTGCTGATTGGCTACTGGCCCACGACCAGCCCTTTATTAAGTATAACGAGGAGACTCGTCTTTTCTCAATCTACGGAGACACCCGCGCCTTCAACGTGGCTGGACAGTTGTCCGCGGTCCCCAACTTCTATGGC